ATAGATCTTACAAACCAATCAGGCACTACAAACTTAAACGCAGGTGACGATCAAGTTTCATCTATATTTAACCTTGGCTTTACTTTTGATTTTTACGGAGAAGCTTTTACACAAGGGCGAATAGCCACAAACGGTTGCCTTCACTTTAAAACTACAGGCGCTTTTTGTAATGACTTTACGCCTGATCCGTTAGCTTCTCAGTATACTTACACCTTGCTACCTTTTTGGACTGACCTCATAAGAGACAACGACTCAAGCATGTTAGCTAAAAGTTTTAGCGATAAGACAGTCTTTGGTTGGTATGACATGAGAGAGTACAACCGAGCATCAGACAACAGCTTTGAGGTTATCTTGTGGACTAACGATACATTTGAGTTTAGGTATGGTGCATTAGATATTATTAATCACGATGTTTTAATAGGCGAGGTAGGCAGTGGCAGCAAGCAAATCTATCAATATTATTACCACGATGAATGTAATACAGGATCTACTAACGCAAGTAATTGTGTAAACACAAATTGGAATGACACCTCTACAAACAATCTGTTAGAAAGTGGCGGATCTCTATTTGGTTCAGGCACAGGAAACGCTATTGACTGCAGCGATCCTTTGAACAATACAGGTTGTTCAGGCTATGCAGAAGCTTACCAAACACAACAATGTAATATCACTCAGCTTTATAATGAATCATGCCCTTTATATTGGGAGGCGTATGACGATCAACAATGTGACCAGGATCCTCAATATGCACCTTTTTGCAGAGGTTATAGCCAACAAGACTCAGTGGCTTTTTTTGATGATAGTACAGTTGACTATGGCTTTGACGAAGAAGACATGTGGTATGACGAAGAGTATGACGAATGGTTAGATCCCAATGATCCTTGTTACGAAAATAACTGTGCTGATTTTACTGATGCTGATTGGTACGCCCTAGATGTTGACCAGTTTGGGCAGGAACAAGTAGATGATTGGCTAGGCAATGATATAAGTTTTAGTGATGATGGCATGATTGATTTTAACACTTCTATTGTTGGCTCTTATGATGATTTAGATGTGCAAATGGATATATATGATTTGCAGCAAGACGAACACAGACATCAAGAAGAAATGCTTTTAGATGAGTTTTTATTTCAAGAGACATTCTTAGTAGAAGACTACAGTGAGCCAGAAACATTTATTGAATTCAATAGCATAGAACAATTAGAGGAATGGTTTGATGAGGAGACTAATGAAAATTTTGAAGAGCGAATTGAAGAAGAATTTGCTGATTTGGACGAACCAGAGGAAGAATTTATAGAAGAGATCTTTGCTGAAGAAGTGGTCGAGGATATTTTTGAGGCCATAGAAGAACGCCTAGCTGAAGCTGAAGAGGTAGAGGAAAGGCTAGAAAGAGAAGAACAAGCCGAAGAACCAATAGATGAAATACAAGATGAGTTTGAGTTGGTAGAAAACGAATCTCCTACTGGCAAAAGCAGGTTAATGAGTGTTGCCTTAAATGTTGTAAAGAATGGTGTAAAAACTGCTACCAACAGCTTCTCTAGTGTTTCTGGTGGCTCTGGCAGTAACAACAGCTCTAGTTACTCAAACAGCGCAAACACTGCGTCAGGATCTAGCTCTTCAAGTGGCGGCATAAGCACCTCTAGCTCTCCTAGCGCATCAGATCAGTTTGCTAGTGCATCTCGACAAACCAATCAAGTTCTGTCTATGTCTGATGCCTCTGCAAGTTCTGGTGGCATGTCTGTATCTATAGCACCACTACCAACATTTGATAATGCAGCATCCATGGTTGTTGCTGATGTCCAGGTGTCTAACATGCAAGGTCAAATTGACACAGCCTCTTCCGGAACAATGACTGCATCAGAGGCAGATCAAATTGCAGATGAAATTATTGCAGCAAACATTGAGGCCCAACAAGAAGAAATAGAAGAAAAGCAAGAAGAAACCGGTAAATACGGTGACGAAAGCAGCTTGGTGGCATTGATAGGATATGTACCCGGATTCAATACTTACGAACAGGTAAGTATCGTAGATGCCACAGATTGGTATATAAGTGCAAATATTTATACTTCTGCTACACTAGACGACAACACCAATGCTTTTTACGGCTTGGTCAATGATAATTTAAAAGGTTTGAGTCAGATGATTGATGAGCAACCTAACATGTGGAGATAATTATGGATTGGTTTCAAAGTAAAACAGGGCAACTAATTGCACTGGCAACGATTGTTACAACGCTTGCCGGCTTCGGCTATTCTGGGGCCACCTATGTTAACCGTATCGCTAATCTTGAGGCTAAGATTGGAGGACTAGGTGAAACAGAAAGCGAAATGAAAGCTATTGAAGAGCGTTTTGCATCTATTGAGACATCAGTACAGTTTTTGGAAAAAGAAATTGACGGTATTGCCGTTCCTGATGTAACAGAAATTAAAACAGACATAGCTACTATTAAAGCTGACCTACAGTTTTTAGAAAAAAATATAAGCAAACTAGAAAACAAAGACGATAATCCACTTAACGGATAATGCGTATTTTATTAGTGCTTGTATTGCTTACTAGCTTTGCATCTGTTCCTGTTACAAGTGATTCTCAGGATTCTAACTTTGAGCATTGCAGGTCAAAGTTATACACAAGTTACCCCAATGAAATTAATCAAGATGAATGGCGGTCTTGCATGAAAAAAGACACACTATGAGTAAGGTTTTATTTGGAGTTATTGCAGCCATGGGGTTACTCACTTTGTTTTTGTGGAATGAAAACTCTCGTTTAGCAGAACTTAATCAAGCATTTGAACTTAGAGATCAAGAGCAAAAACTAGCCATAGAATCTTTACAAAATGATTTCAAGACACAAACAGAAGGTCTTTTAAATCTGCAATCTCAAAACCAAAAAATTCAATCTGAAATGACCAGATACTTAGATATTTTCAAAAGACACAATCTCACAAAATTGGCAGCAGCAAAACCAGGTTTACTTGAACCTAGAATAAACAAAGGAACTAAAAATGTATTTGATAGCATTGAAGAAGACAGTCGCAACATTGATGATCTTGATGATGGCTTGCAGTTGCAGCCTAATTCCTAGCAGATCTCAAGTAGAAATTATAAGCAAGCCTTTAGAAAGGACATTTGCACAACCGGTGATGCCGAGGGAAATAGACTTAAAAGAGCCTTATTGGTATGTGGTTTCTGATAAAAATATAGATGAGTTTTTAGCCAGAGTAGAAAAGGAAAACGGTCAAGTTGTCTTTGTAGCAATGTCTGTACCTGATTACGAGCTTATGGCATACAACATGCAAGAACTTAAAAGGTATATCAATGAATTAAAACAAGTAGTAGTCTATTACAAGAAAATTACAACATCAGGGGAAAAAGAATGAAAATATCAGAAGAAGGCAAAGCCTTAATTAAAAAATTTGAAGGCTGTAAATTAGAGGCTTATTTGTGCAGCGCTGGAGTCCCAACCATTGCTTTTGGCAGAACTAAAAATGTCAAGCTAGGTGATACATGCACACAGGAACAAGCAGATGCTTGGCTTGAAGAAGAGCTAGAGGAATATACTGGTTATGTTAGCGATGCTGTAACTCAGACATTACAGCAAAATCAAATAGACGCTATGGTTGCCTGGACTTACAATCTTGGGCCTAGTAATTTGCGTAGCTCAACCATGCTGCAGGTTTTAAACGAAGGCAAGTTGCAAGAAGTACCTCAACAAATGCGTAGGTGGAACAAAGCAAACGGAAAAGTATTGCCAGGATTAGAAAGGCGCAGGTTGGCAGAATCTATGTTGTTTGACGGAGATCCTAATTGGCACGAAGTCTAGTAAATACATTATACTTAACCCAGACATTTAATTATGTTTAGGATTGAGTAATTTCTATGTCACTATCAAATTGCTTGGTCCGCCTTTGTAAATTATGAAGAATGTTTCTTTAAAAGATTTCGATATTCTTTCTGAGCAAGACAAAGATGAAGCTGTTGCTCTTTTGCATAGATACGATCAAATTGATAAACAAGATTCTTGTCAAAAAGATTTTATCCAATTTGTAAAACATCTATGGCCTGAGTTTATTGAAGGACGACACCATAAAATTATTGGTGAAAAGTTTAATAGAATTGCAGAAGGCAAATTAAAACGGTTAATTGTCTGCCTGCCACCAAGACACTCCAAATCAGAATTTGCCTCTACTTACTTTCCTGCTTGGATGATGGGCAGAAGGGGAGATTTGAAAATAATTCAAACCACCCATACATCTGAACTTGCCGTTAGATTCGGAAGAAAAGTAAGAAACCTTATTGATAGCGAAGAATATCAACATATATTTCCTGATCTAAAGCTGCAAGCTGACAATAAATCAGCCGGTAGGTGGACAAGTAACATGGAAGGCGAGTTCTTTGCAGCAGGTGTTGGAGGAGCAATTACAGGTCGTGGTGCAGATCTTTTAGTTATTGATGATCCTCACAGTGAGCAAGACGCTTTATCACCTAAATCTTTAGAATCAGCCTACGAGTGGTACACATCTGGACCTAGGCAGCGTTTACAACCTGGCGGAATTATTGTGATAGTAATGACAAGGTGGAGCACCAAAGATTTGGTAGGCAAGGTATTAAAAAAACAAGGCGATGAAAACGCAGACCAATGGGAAGTCGTTGAGTTTCCTGCAATTATGCCTAAAACAGAAACACCTCTATGGCCAGAGTTTTGGAAAAAAGAGGAGCTGTTAGGAGTTAAGGCCTCTTTGCCGGTTTCCAAATGGAACGCACAATGGATGCAAAATCCTACAGCAGAAGAAGGATCTATTATCAAAAGAGAATGGTGGAAAAGGTGGCCAGACGAAGATGTGCCCTCCTATGATTATGTAATTCAAAGCTACGATACTGCTTTCTCTAAAAAAGAAACAGCAGATTATTCAGCTGTTACAACTTGGGCAATATTTAATGGTGGCGATGACACACCAAATGCAATAATATTATTAGATGCAAAGCG